TTATGCTATCCAAAAATCCTGTTAACACACGCCACATATAACACTTCATGAAAATGTGGATGATCGTATTATCGTATGTGGTGCTGTCCTGTCCAGATGGATTACCAATCTCTTTCTGGAATACCTGACCATTGCTTATAGCAATATATGAATAAATCTTTTGGTCATAGTAATAGTTCTGACGCTCCCACCATTCCTCCTCAGACATGCCTTGTTTATCCCACATCCAAAAACGTAGGACCTTGACAATTCCAAAGAACAAGGCCAGCAATCGGGCATCCCACTTGTCAGCATCTGACGAAGTGAACTTGCCTTTGAGTGTTTTAAACTCGGACGCCAACCATGTGACATAACGATCCAAGCCACCGCCACTCATAACCATACCCACGCCAAACGGTTGTTCGACGTGAGTTCGGCCATGATCAGACAGCAACTCATTCGTATGCTGGTTCATGCGGGCACCGGCTAACTGAAAGTCAACGGGTGGGTTGGAGATACCTCTTATGCCCTTAGTAACCTTGAGTAGTTCTACTTTTCCGAACTCCTTCCAGAGAACGGGCAATCTCGCCGTATGCGCAAACTGCCAGAACCACTCCATGCCCTCGAAATTCTCCACGATGGCATCTAGACGGGTATCATATCCTAGGCGCTTATGAACTACGCCACTGGACCCATCCGGGTTAATCACGACATCCATAAACTCTCTAATTTTGCCTTTTCCTTCGGCATAATACAGGAGTCGCTTCGTATCTTCCAAGGCAGCCTTAACCACACTGGGATTCAAAAATCCCAACCCTTCTTGTGGTAGGTCATACTTCATACATGCCTCAGCTGAACCGGCGAAAGTGTCTCGCCTGACGTTATATGCATTGAGGTCATAACTCTCATACTCTTTGGGAAGAGGATGGTCATGTATGTAGTTGTTAAAGTATCGGTCACGATTCCATGGATTTGGATTCTTTGATGGAGATCCAACCATGTCGATGTTCATGACATACTTCATGGAAGTAAGCTTAGAGATGTCATATTGATACACTCCCTTACGGGGTGCGTCCCCCCACTCCCACCATTTAAGATAGGGTGGCCATTGTCCGTCTAGGAGCGGGGGGGATTCGGGTTTAAATTCATCTTAGCCCGATGAGCGACAATCGCCTTACGTACACGCGAGAACCAATTACGATCCTTTGTGCCATCATTAGCGACATGAATTCCAACTAGGTGGAAAACAAGGTGGCTGACCTCCATAAAAACTGGACAGCCTGATGATCCATATCCTGGTGTGCCATAATCGGCCAAAA